CAACCCTGGTGGCTACGTCGGGCATAGCACGAGCTCGGAAGTGTCATACGCGCTCGACAACGAGAAGCCCGTCGTATTCATGGAACCGGTCGTCGAGATACCACGGTTCGATGTCGGCGAGGAGGTCCGGTACCTCGGCAACGGACGTCGGATGAAGGTCGTGCGGATGCACTTCGACGGGCGGCTTGTTGTTTGCCAGGAAATCGAAGGCGCAGGACGAATGCGGTTGTTGTTCACTCCAGACCAACTCGGAAGGATGGTGTCGTGATGAAATCGAGCGAGCGGATAGGTCCGAAGGATAAGAAGTGCGGAGCTTGTAAGGGCAGTGGTCGAGCGGGACCTGCAACCTCGGATGTGCTGTGTACGACGTGTGGTGGCAGCGGGTATGTGAAATCTAACGGAGGTACGCGATGATTAAACGAGGCGAAATCGTAGTGTTAGAGGGACCGGACGGTAGCGGAAAGACTACCTTGTGTGCGGCAATAGCTTCGAACTTGGTGGGGCGTGGGATACCGGTTTCGGTGCTTCGGTTGCCGGGTGGAACGCCTCTTGGAGAGCTTCTTCGAGGGCCGCTGAAGGATGCCTCGTTCGAGCTGAGCGAGTTTGAAAAGACGCTTTTGTTTGTGGCCGTGGATGAGGCCGGACATCGCGAGGCGGAGCGGCGAGCGGAGCGTGGGGAATGGGTGATTATGGACCGATGCGCGCTGTCTAATTGGGTGTATCGGATGGCCGAAGGCGAGAAGGAAGGCGTCCGGATTGTTGAAGATTTGGTCCTTAATAAGGGGAGAGGATGGCCGAAAGGGGCGTGGTTATTCTTGTTGACGGCGCCTGATGAAGTGCTCGATAAGCGCGTTTCGGCCAAGCGGGGCGTGGCGTTGGACCGCTTCGATGGGCTGGGGGTGAAGGTCCGGGATGTGTATTCGAGACTGTTTGTGAGGTTTTTGGGCGTGGAGATGGTCTCGACGGACCTTGTGAATGTGGCTGATTTAGCTCAAAAACTCGTACAAAAAACGCTCGAAAAAAGGGCCATGTTTTTGGGCGGCGAAGTGGCCTAAGTGCTTAAGGGCGCCCCTCTTTTTCGGAAATGTTGAACAATTAAAACCATTTTAGGGGGGGTATAGGATGTGTCGGCCCTCTTTTCTCATATTCTCTTATCTGAACCTAATGTCGAGAGAGAAGAGAGAGGGGGTACACAGCCTATAGCCCCCTAAGTTTGGGAAAATGTTGATATCGGAGGTTGTGATGGTGCGATTGAGCCCACAGGATGAGTTAGACTTACGGTGGATTTTCTGCTGGGCCCAAGGCGAGCTCGGCTTGAAATCCAACTTCGGTTCGGTAGTTCAACGCTTGGAGCTTGGGGTTTCGATAATGGGCGGAGGCCCGATGGTCACAGAACCTTCACCGAGGTTGATGGAGGCCGCTGAGCGTGAGAGGAAGGTGCGACGTGTGTTGGAGCGGATGAAATATGAGGACGTTCGGATGCTGTCGTTTGTGTACGGACCCGAGGGGTTGAAGCAAATCAAACCGTGGGGACCTCTCACGCCTTTGATACCGTTGACCAAGGGGGCGTTGAAGAACCTTGGTGGTGTGGTGTGGTTGATGGAGATTAGCTGGGCGGCTCAACGAGGGGACTTGGATGCCGCACGGATAGCACGAGGGTTGAGGATTGAGGCTGAGGCGATGTTGAACGGTGCAATTCGTTCGTATGAGAAAGAAAGAGGAACACTCCATGGCGACACGGAATAGTGGTGGAACATGAAAGTCAAAAAGAAGCCTCTCCATGAAAGATGGACACCAAGTAAGTACACAGCGAGTTACGATGACATTCGCGCGGAATTCAAAGCATGGACTGTGTTCAACGGTAAGACCAATAAACCTCAAATGAATGAGGCCGAACTAGTTATGCACGCTTTTGCCTGTGGGTTTTACCGTGGAATTGGTTGGGCAAATTTCAAAGCCACTCAAAAGGATGTAGGCGATGAGTGACAAGGCGTTTGAGCTCAAGACGTATTACACAATGCGTGAGCTGGCGGAGCTGAGCGGGATTGAGGCGCGGAAGGTCCGGCGGGTGCTGGAAGGGAATGGGGTACCCCTGAAGAGGTCCGGGATAGGGGGGAAGCGAGCCCATGTCGTGGTTTTTCTGAGCGACTTGAAGGCTAGGCTGCCGGAATTCTGGGACAGCTGCATCGAGAAGCGCGTCCTGGACGACGAGGATGGCTCCTAGAGCGTTTTCGGGGGCGTAGAGGTAGCCTCGTCAGGGGCCTAGGCGAATCTGAGCGTCTGGGACCGACCGGGACGTTCTGGGCAATGTAAGCTATCTAAGGCTGTTTAGGACTGCGTAAGGCAGTCTAAGGCAAAAGGCGGCGGAACTGCTCTGTAGCGCGCCTGCCGAGGACGCCGATGGCAAACAAGTCACGAAAAGGGATGCCGATAGCTGAGCGAAGAGCGGCTGCGTTGAGTAAGGCACGCGGCAAAAAGGGACGTCCAGACGGACGACCTTCCATGTTCACAGACAAAGTCAAGAATGAGATTCTTGATTATTTGAGACAAGGTAACTTCCGCTCAACTGCTAGTATCGCTGCTGGAGTTTCGTACGGCACATTCAAAGAGTGGATGGCTCTGGGCAAGGTCGACCCAGAGGGGGACTTTGGCCGTTTCCGACTCGAGGCGTTGAAAGCTGAGAAGCAAGCTGAAACGTTATGTGTCAATAACGTGATGACGGCTGGAACCACCGAGTGGCAGGCCTCGGCTTGGTACCTGAAGCACGGGATGCCCAAGAGGAAGTTCGCCCCCATCAATAAGCTCGAGCACTCGGGTCCCGGGGGGAAGCCGATTGAGACCAAGGCACTCCGCGACCTAACCGACGAGCAACTTGATGCCCTCAACGAAATGGCCCGAAGAGCGCTTGGCGGAACTGGCGAACAGACTCCCGAGACCGGGCCAAATCCGGTGGGAGATGGCGAGGAGAGCGAGACGTAACCTCCTCCGTTGGTGCAAGTTCGTCGACCCAACGTATGAGACGCCTCCTCACATCCAAACCCTAGCGAATGCCCTTGAGGCCGTAGAGCGTAAGGAACTTCGGCGGTTGATGGTCTTCATGCCACCACGGCATGGCAAAAGCTTGTTGACAACGCGCCGATTCCCCGCTTGGTACATGGGGAAGAACCAAGACAAAGAGGTCGTGATAGCGGCTCACACCGCATCACTCGCTGAGTCCTTCTCCCGTACGGTCCGCAATGAGATGCGTGACTTCGGCGAGGAGGCATTCTTCGTCAAGGTTGCCGACGATTCCTCATCGGTGCAGAAGTGGAACCTCGAGAAGCGCAAGGGCGGTCTCGTCGCTGCGGGTATCGGTGGCCCAATCACAGGTCGTGGTGCTGACTTGATGGTCATCGACGACCCAGTTAAAGACCGTGAGATGGCATTCTCCGAGGTGCAGCGCGAGAGCCAGAAGGAGTGGTACCGGACCGTCGCGCGCACTCGTCTTCATCCAGGAGGAGCAATCGTCCTGGTCATGACGCGATGGCACGAAGATGATTTAGCGGGCTGGCTCCTTGAAGAGGCCAAGAAGGGCGGAGAGCAGTGGCAAGTCATCAACATGCCGATGACCGATGATGCCGGCGGCTCGATTCTGTGGCCAGGGCGGTACAGCGAATTCGAGGTCGCCTCGATTCGGGCAGCAGTCGGGTCATACGCTTGGGAAGCCCTGTATCAACAGCGTCCCTCGTCACCTACGGGCAACATCTTCAAGCGTGATTGGTGGAGATGGTGGTCGACCAAAGGCGGAGAAGGCGTTGACTTGGTGGTGACGCCCGACAAGCTCGAGTGGATGTGCATGTCCTGGGACCTTGCCTTCAAGGACACCAAGAAGAGCGACTTCGTAGCTGGTCACGTCTGGGGAGGCCGAGGTGCTGACCGCGTGATGCTCGACCGAGTACATGGTCGCATGAACTTCACGGCTACGGTCAACGCCATTCGTGCCCTCGCGGCCAAGTGGCCTAAGGCTCGGGCCAAGTACGTTGAAGACAAAGCCAACGGACCCGCGGTCATACAGGTCTTGGAGAAAGAAATCCCGGGCCTCATCGCAGTCAATCCCGAAGGCGGGAAGGTCGCTCGAGCCTATGCCGTATCGCCCGAAATCGAATCGGGCAATGTGTATCTGCCTTACGGCGCGCCTTGGGCTAGCGACTTCATCCAGGAATGTGCTGGGTTCCCCAATGCCAAGAATGATGATGATGTGGACGCTATGACTCAAGCGCTCATCCGGATGTCGCTCGACCGTCAGGCTCTGGTCCGCGCTCGTAAGCTTGCCACACTGTAATTTGTTGAGGATGTAACGGACCTCGGAAACCTGGGGCCGTGCAGTACGGGTTCAAGTCCCGGCATCCTCATCGCCTATTCATACCGAGGCCCCATGAAAAAGAACGTTGGGTCGACCGCCGAGCGGTTGGCCAAGAAGCTTGACAAGGCAATGCGGCTTGACGGATGGAAGAACGTCATCACGGGCCTCGGTACGCGGGAGCGAGACAAGCGGAAGTCCTCTGGGTTTGAATGCGAGGTGCTCTCGTATCAAGAGTGCGGAGAGCTCTACCGCGGCGACGATATGGCTGCCCGTATCATTGATTTGCCGGTCGATGAGATGACCCGCGAGTGGGTTGAAATCTGCGTTGAGGACGACAAGAAGACCGCCGAATCAGTGGTCACGAGGATGGAAGAGCTGCAGGTGCAGGCTCGAATCGAACAGGCGATGAGGTGGGAAAGAGCTTTTGGTGGTGCGGGAATTCTTCTTGGCGCTGATGACGGTCAGAAAGACCTCACCCGGCCGTTGGACCTCGAGCGTGTCAAAAGCTTCAAGTGGATGACGGTGCTTGATAGACGTGAGTTAGAACCAGAGCGTTGGTACGAAGATGCGACCGCGCCTAAGTACGGCGAGGTTGAGATTTACCGAATCCAGCCGCTACTTGGTACTTCGACTCTCTCGAAGGGCCGACAAGTTTTCAACAACCTTGTCCACGAGTCTCGGCTCATCATTTTCAAGGGCGTGCAGGTTACGCGCCTACAGATGCGCGAGCAGCATGGTTGGGGTGATTCGGTCCTGCAGCGCGTTCACGAGGTCCTGACTGACTTCCAGATGAGCTGGGGCGGTGCGGCTCACCTCCTCTCGGACTTTTCTCAGGCGGTCTACAAAATCAAAGGCCTCGCTGAGCTCATCGCGGCGAACGAGGACGAGACCATCATCAATCGCTTCAGAATCATTGACCTTGCGCGCTCTCTTGTACGGGCCGTGGTCATTGACGCGGATGAGGACTTTGAGCGCAAGACGACACCGATGTCGGGTGTTCCGGAGGTGCTCGACCGATTCTCGACTCGTATGGCTGCTGCGGCTCAGATGCCTGTCACATTGATGATGGGTCAAAGCCCCGCTGGTCTAAATGCAACGGGTGCCAGTGACATCCGGTTCTTCTACGACACCATCAAGGCCAAGCAGACCAAGCATCTTGTGCCTCCGCTCGAGCGAGTACTCACTCTCATTTTCAAAGCAAAAGAGGGCCCCACCAAGGGCAAAGAGCCTGAGAAGTGGAGCATTAAGCCGCGTCCGCTCTGGCAGCTGACGGAAAAGGAACAGGCCGAAGTCCGGAAGCTTCAAGCCGAGACCGATGAGATTTACATCAACTCTCAAGTGGCAGCGCCCGAGGAGATTGCCATCTCGCGCTTTGGTGGGGACAAGTACTCCACCGAGACAGTCATCGACTTTGAGTCTCGTAAGGAGATGGCCGATGCTACACAAGCCATTCCTGGTGACCCGAAGGAGACCGAGACTATGCCTGGTGAAGAGAGAGAGAGAGGGACTGCCGGTTGATGAGTCTGTTGACCCGGCTACTGCTCTCAACGGCGCTCAAGTCACTGCGCTTGTTGGCGTCGTTCAAGCTGTGGCTTCTGGTGCGATGCCTCGGGATGCTGGTGTTCAAATCATACATGTAGCATTCCCCCTCAACTTTGCACAAGCCGAGGCAGTTATGGGAACGGTTGGTAAGGGATTCGTGCCTACGACTGTGCCTAGAGACCTTACTCCACTAGGAGCCATGAATGCCGCAGGTGCCGCTACACCCGAAGATTCGGCAAATCCTGGCAATACGAAGAGCAAGCCTGGGGAAAAGGATTCAACTAAGAGTCCCGAGCCAGGTGGCACCGAAGGCAATTCAGCTGGAGTACTACCGGGAGCTCAAAACGTTCGTACGGGCAATGAAGGAGCTGGTGAATAAAGCCGTTACCAGACAGCTCAGCGACTTCATAGGACCCGACCTGAACGTTCGTAGGGACGCTCGGAAGGATATCAACTCAGAGCTCCGCAAAGCCTCGGACGAGCTGTTCAAGACGTTTAACAACGACCGGCTCGTGTCTCTTGCCAGGAAATATGCTCAGCGTACGGATGACCACAACAAAAGACAGGTTACACGGCAATTCAAACAAGCCCTGTCGATTGATGTCTTCGTCGCTGAGCCAAAGCTCAAACCCGTCGTGCAGGCATTTACCGATGAGAATGTCAAACTCATTAAGTCAATCCCTGAGAAGACGCTCGGTCAGATTCGCGAGCTTGTGGTTGACGGCGGTCGTGCTGGACGCCGGCATGAAGACATCGCCGCTGACATTCAAGAACGATTTGGAGTGTCAGATTCACGTGCTGCCCTTATTGCCCGTGACCAAATCAGCAAGCTGAACGGTGACTTGAACCGCACCAGGCAGAGTGAGCTTGGTATCACATCATTTATTTGGCGCACGGTTCAAGACAACCGCGTTCGAGATGAACACACCGCACTAGAGGGTCTGGTTTTCAATTGGCCAGAAGGACATCCCACCGAGGGGATTCCTGGGGATGCAATCAACTGCCGATGCTCGGCCGAGCCTGACCTCAGCACTATTCTGGAGAGCGCATGAAGAAGACCGAGGGAGAAGTCCGTAAGACTGGGGCAATACCAATCGCGGTACCGAACCTTCCGCCCGAGGGTGCGTCTAGGCACGTGCATACGGGCGAGGTCGCGACGCACGGGAAGAAGACCTGCAAGAGCTGCTATGGCCGCGGCTATGTGATGGTCTCAAAGAAGCCTGATGGGCCAAGCACCGAAAAGGCTTGTGGATGCGCGGTCAAGCGATTCCTCAAGGCCAACCGAACCAATCTCGTCATCGCCCCGGATGAATGCCTCTGGTGGCTCGACGGTAAGGAACCCAAGGTCATTGTCTATCCCCAGGAGATGAATTCATGAAGCCTCGAATCGAAGATGCGGGACCTCTGTTCATCGTTGTCTTGGTGGTGGCACTGCTGTTCTCAGCTTCGGCTTTTGCGGCAGGGTCTGGTGCCGAGTGCTGCGTGGGCACGAGCGCCACTGAGATGAAGCCTATCTCCAATGCGCTCGGCGTTCGCAGCGAGCTTGAGGTTCAGAACAATGGTGCCGCGAGTATCTGGTGCGCTATCGGTGATTCAGCCAAAGCCGTTGTGAGCAAATGCCGAGAGGTAAAGACCACTGCTGCCTGGCCTGTGAAGGCATCGGAGAAGGTCAAAATCTTCTGTATTGCAACGGTAGCCCAGAGCACTGGGGCATGCGCGGTTTGCTCTGAGGTCCCCTAGCCATGGCACAAGTCAAGCGATTTGACGTCGCTCAACTGCGTAAGACCAAGCGCCTAGCAAACGGATGGTTGCGCACGGACGCCCATGTCACACGGGCCGGTATCTTCAGCTACCGGATGCCGGACGGTTCAGTACGCCGCGAACTAAGGTCACCCGAAGAAGTATTCCACGCGGATTCCATTGCTTCGCTCGAGATGGTGCCGCTGACCAACGAACATCCATCGGTCGGTCTTCTGGATGACACCACAGCCAAGGAATTCACGGCTGGTCATGTCGGCGAGAACATCAAACAGGATGACATGAAGCTCCTCGCTTCGGTCATTGCGACTGATGCCGCGCTCGTCAAGGACATCGAGTCTGGTGACAAGCGCGAGGTCTCGTGTGGCTACAAGTGCGATGTCGAGATGACTCCTGGAACATGGAAGGGCGAGCGGTACGACGCCATTCAACGAAACATTCGCTACAACCACGTGGCTGTGGTGAAAGCCGGAAGGGCCGGCTCAGAGGTTCGTGTCCGTCTTGACGCAGCGGACGCAGTGATGGTCGAAACCGCGTCTCAACCGCCTGAACAGGGCACGAAGGAGCACAAAGTGAAGAAAATCCGAATCGACGGAGTGGAATATGAGGTCTCCGAGCAGGTTGCTCAGGCTCTGGAGAAGGCAAACGCGAAGATGGATTCGGCTCTCGAGAAGGTCTCGGGCGAGTTGAAGACTATCACCTCTTCGGTGGACAAGGAGAAGGCCCGGGCTGATACGGCCGAGGCTGCTCTCAAGAAGGCTGAATCTGAGCGCAAGGATGCCGTGGACCCTGCCAAGTTTCAGGCGGCCGTGAAGGCTCGCGTGGAACTTGAGCGCAAGGCTCTGGACGTTCTCGGGACCGAAGAGAAGGTCGATGCGATGGACGACAAGACCGTGAAGCTTACGGTCCTGAAGAAGCTCGCTCCTGAGGCGAAGCTCGACGGCAAGTCGGAGGATTACGTCCAGGCGCGGTTCGATGCTGAGCTCGAGCGCTTTGACAAGGACACCGATGCGCTTGGCGAGGCTCGGAAGACTGTCATTTCCAGGAATGGCGCGGGCGATGACACTCGGCTCGATGCCGATGCGGCGCGCAAGAAGTTCATGGAAGATTCGCGCAACGCTTGGAAGAAGCCGCTGACCGCGACCAGCATCAAGTCCGCCTAAGCCCAACGT